GGTGGTCGACATGAAGCCTGGGAGAGACCCGAAGTCGTTCTCCATGATGACTTGGTCGCCCCAGCGTCTCAGGGCATTACCGAACTTCACCCGGACCTCGTCATCCCAGTTCTCCAGGTTCAGCCTCTTGAGCTTCCCGGATGGACCGAAGGATGCACCGCCCTTCTTGAGCATCTCGCCCTTGATGCGGCCCATCAGCTCCTTGTCGATGCCCAGCTCGCGGAGACGGGCTTCGCTGAGGATGTGCGCCTTGCCCTTTCTGGCAGCGTCAAGGAAGGTCTGCGCCATGCTCTTCATGGTCATGACGTGCAGCAGTTGGTTGACGTAGTTGAAGCCGGAAATGTCGGTGGTGATGTCGTTTAGTGTGTCCAGCCCGCGCTCCATGCGACTGACAATGCCCTCACGCATGACGCCAGCCTCGCCAAACTCCTCGATGCGTTGGGCGCTGCGGTGCAGCAGACGGTAGTCCGCCCAGCCGCCCATGAGGTCGGAGAGTTCTTCCACCAGCTCATCGCTGAAGTCGCCGTTCTTTAGTTTCCGACGCAGCTTCAACAGCTCGGGCATGTTGGCCATCATGTTCTTGACGCCCACATGCGAGGCCATGACGCCGAACTCTGCGATCTGAGCTAGACCGACCATGTTCATCAGGCGGGAGTAGTTGTACTTGCGCAGCAACCGCCCAGCCGTGGCATAGCCGCTGGTCGGGTCTTCCCGTAGAGGGCGACCGACAAGATGGTCGTAGGCCTCTTCCAGGTTCTTCAGCTCACGCCTGCGCTTCAGCTCGTCGGCCTTGCCGGTAAGAGGAGTTGAGTACAGCTCGTCCTGAGCCTCGGCAAACAGGCGACGGAACGTGTCCTCGCTGTCGATGCCTCGTCGTGCCAGAGCGATGTGCCCGAGCATGGTGTTGGCGTAGCTGCTGAACAGAACGTCGATGTCGTTCTCCAGCAGGTCCTCCACCACGGACTCGTCGATGTCGAGGCGGGACTTGAGGTTCGATGCCTTGCCGGCATCCATTCCACCAGTCAGCCGTCGAAGGCTGTCGGCGATAGACTTGGCCTCGCCAGCCTGAAGGCCGTGCTCGCGCTCAAGGAACCACTGCAGGTTGTCGCCGTGACGGCTCAGGCCGTTGATGTCCAGACCCCCTTGGCGGGACCTGGAGACGACCTTCATCAGGTGGTCAGCCACTTCCATGGCCATCTCAGGCTCCATCCCACGGATCGCGGAGGCAATCAGGCGCTGAACGGCTGCCCTACTGCCGAGCTTCTGGATCATACCGTCCATCGAGGCAGCGCTCCAACGTCTGTTGACGTAATCCTCAACGGTCATGCCTTCGGCTCCCTTTACCGGGACAGCCCCCTCGATGCGCTCCTTCCCGGCGGGGTTGCGAGCCATGTTCGCCATTTCGTCATAGAGGCGGCGAACCTCGGCTGCATGCTTCTTCACAGCGGCGCTTTCGACTTCGATACCCCGGAGAGCCCGAGTGACCTCTCGATTGAACTGGCGCTTGGCGGCGAAGCTCTGCCTCCACCCTTGCCCGGTCTCCTCCAAGTAGTCCTTGAAGGTTGCTTGCTGCGACTTGAGGTAGGAGCGCATCACCCTTCCCTGTTCCCTCCGCTTCCAAAGCGAGGCGGTTTCTCCGACGAAGGCTCCCTTGGTCGGCGCTGAGTCCTCGAACATTGCTCCCGACAGCCCTCTGACCTTGGCCGAGATGGACGAGAAGTTGTCCGCTGCTCGGTCGATGCGCAGCTTGGAGGCGAATGTCTTCCAGCCCTTGTTGCGCTCGAAGAAGTCCGAGTTGAACTGCTCGACGGTCTTGAAGGAGCCGTCGTTGTTCACCAGGCCCTTGAACTCGATCATCCCCCGCTCGGTTGCTACCGCCCCTGCTTCCCTCGCCTCGTTGGCGGCGGCAGCGCGGTACAGCTCCTTGAGGGGCTCGTCGTAGGAGCGTGAGACGCCCGAAAAGAGACCGCCCAGAGCCCCGGCAGCCATTGTGGAGACGATGGCGTCATCAAGGTCGTAGGTGGGGTCGTTGTAGGCGATGTAGCCCTCGACAGGCGCTGTTACGCCCATGGTCAGGAGACCAGCCTTTACCGCCCTACCGATGCGCGTGGCCTTCGTACCGAACACCAACGGAGCAGCAGCCCCGTAGGAAGCCGCGCTTACGCCAATGGCAACAGGGTCGAGGATGGAGGCTGCGACCGACGCCGTGATGCCGGTGACGGTGCCCATGGACATGAGCTTGTTCTGGCGCTCCATGAAGTCCAGGATTTCCTGACGCTTCTGCTGGAGTTGGCCCATGCTGCGGATTTCAAGCGGGTCGAACTCGTCCCAGAAGTCCTCCGGGATCTGCCCTTGGATTTCCTGCTTGAAGACGTCCTTGTTCAGGTAGAAGTCGGGGTCGTCTTCAAGGTCAGCTCGGTTTGCCTGACGGAGCAGCATCGGGCCGATCTGGTTCAGGTTGATGGCCTCGGTGGCAACATCAGCGATGGAAGCCTCCTCCCACCGCTGCTTGTCTGCGGCCTCTTGGGCCTGCTCTTGGGCTTTCTGCTCGTCCCGCGTGAAGACGTCGGGGATGAAGCTCTGCTTCCGGGGAACCCCGTCAAGGAGTTTCCCGAATACCGTGTCTTGCCGCCCTACGGTCGCGCTTGAGGCGCTTGGCAGCGAGTCGTTGTTGCTCATCGATAATGGATTCCTGGCGCTCGCCCTCGACGGTCATCTGGCCGTCAACCTCCGTTTGGTTGGAAGTCATCAGGCTGAACGACTTGGAATACACAGGGACGTAGCCGCCTTTGGTGGTGAAGGTGAAGCGACCATCAGGCAGGTGCATGACCTGCAGGTCGTCGGGGTCGATTTCCAGCTCTTTGGCCGTCTGCTCGGCAGCCCACTCAAGACGCTTGTTGAGCCCTTGCTCGTTGGTGTACGAGAGGAAGCGGGCCTTGGGCAGCGGGCCGTAGTCGGTCTGGACATAGGCGTCCTTGACCAGCTTACGGGCGTAGTCGAAGGCATCCTCGGGGTCCAGCTGGCCGTGCTTGGCAATCCGCATGGCGACGCTCATGGCCATGTCCACCGCGTCGGTGTTCTGGTCACCGGAGAGGCCCAGGTCCTCCCTGATGCTGTCCTTCATCCTGAGCATCATGCTCTTGGGGATGTCGGTGTACTTGGCGTGCGGCGATGCCACCAACAGGTTGTATGCCTCAGCCTCGTTCATCCCAAGATGTTGTGTCATGTAGAGGTAGTCGTAGGCATCGACCAGTTTCTCCGGCGGGAGGTGCTGGCCCAGCTCCCCGCGCCCGAACAGGTAGGCCCCCTCGTTATTCATGAAGGACCGGAAGGCAGCGGGAATCTGGCTGGCATCGTCTACCGGCGCTGTGACGCCCGCGAAGGCCATCTCAGCCTTGCGTGTGGTGACCGGATCGGAGAGCCCTCGGGAGCGCAGGAAGTCGAAGAACCGCCCCATCTTGCCTTGCTGCTCGGCCTCCTGACGGAAGCCTTTGATGAGCTTGTTGGTCTGAGCGGTAGTCAGGTAGGACAGATCGCCGTTGATGAGCGCAGCACGCTCCTCGGCTTCCTTGGCCAGCTTCTCCAGATGCTTGCGCTGTTTGTTCATAGCGCTGTTGAGTTGCTCGGCGGTGACCATGCCAGAGGCAACGGCCTTACTACCGTACTCCCAGGTCAGCCTACCGCTCTGGATGCGGCTGTCCCAGTCCCGAAGGACCTCGACCTGCAGCTGCTCCTTCTCGACGGTGGTCAGCTCCATGGCCTTGGCGTGCTTCGCCTTGAGCCATGCGCGGGTGTCGATGGAGACGTCCTCGTCATCCATGAAGGCCTCGGCCAGCAGGACGGAGCGGCTGCCGTCAGCAAGGCCCAGCTCCTGCAGCTCCTTGATGACGTCCTCGGTGCGCTCCTTGGAGAACCGGAAGGATGGGCTGTCCTGCAGATGCTTGACCATGCCCTTGATGGCGGTGATGGCCTGCTGCCGGTCGGCGCCCTTGGCCACCTGCTCCTCGATCTTGCTGACGGTCAGCTGAAGAGTCTTGGAGCCCAGCTCAAGGCGCTGCTTGTCGGCCTTGGCGTACTGGTACGAGGTGGTTTCCGCAGACAGCCAGTTGTCGAGGCGCTGGTTGGCGCGGCCAAGGATGCGGTCATCGGTGACCGATCCGAGGTACTTCTGGCGCATCTCCTGGTCGAGCTTGCTCAGCTCATCAGGACGGTCGAAGAGTTCCGGGTCGGCGTCGATAGCTCCCTTCATGGCCCGCTGGTAGCCGTCGAGGCCGATGTCAGCGGTTGCTGCCTGCGCATCCAGCTCCTCGTCGCGTACCTGCTTGGCGATGCCGGCGGTGACGTCTACGAACTGCATCAGGCCCTTGGCGAGCCTGTCGGAGTTGGGGTCGAAGGTGACTTGCTGTTGGTAGGCCTGGAGCTGTTGCACGGGGCGAGCGCTTACTTGACGTTGCACCTGCCCTAACGATTGAGGGGCTTGTCTCATGTCTTCTTGCTCCCGAACTTACCGCCCCCTGCGACGTAGCCGCTGAGAGCCGCCGAGCCGATCTGGAGACCAGCGCCCAGCATGTTGTTGCTGCCCTTGTAGAAGGTGGGGTTCTGGAGGCCCGCAGAGGTGTTCTGCTGCAGCGCCTTCATCTCGGTCGCACGCTGGTGGTTGGAGTCCTCCAGGTTGCGGTCGAGGGTTGTCATGTTGTTGGCACCTTCACGGATGATGTCCGAGAAGATGGAGTCGATGGATAGACCGGACAGACCGGCCTCCCCTGCGGTGACTCGCTGGGAGGCGACTTCCTTCTGCACAGCCAGTTTCTGCTTGTGCTTCTCCAAAGCCGTCGCTTCGTTCTCCTGAAGCTGCTGCATGTTCATCTGGTGAGTCTGCAGCCGGTAGTTGTCCATCAGCGCTTGGTTGTTGCGCTCAGCGTTCTGCTTTTCCACTGCGGCCATGTAGTTGGCCTGGGTGTTCTGTTCGTGAATCGAGTAGGCCGTCGAAGCGGCGGTCATCGCCATCATTGCGATGGGTACTGCGGCGGGTCCACACATCAGGGAAGCCTCATGGTGAATGGATGGAAGAGCCCGCTGCCGAAGGGAACAGCCGGGTGGATGGTGAACCCGATCCGGCGCAGCCACCGGATGCTTTGGTGGTTTTCTGCGTGGACCATGTTCATCAGCAACCCGAACCGCTCCAGCCAGCGGGAGACGTAGTTGGAAGGAACGGTCAGGAGCGCCTTGCGGTGGTTGAACAGCTCGTCGCTGCCCAACATCCAGGGCACTCCGCACTCAGCCGCTACTACCCCGCCGACCGCCTGCACCTGCCCGTTGTGGTCGAACGCCCAAGACTCCTCGCTGAGCACGATGGAGTCGGCAAGGGCAACCTCTGGGTCCGAATAGCCTTGAGCCGCCAGCTCCACCCGGTCTGCAGAGCGCAGCCGGGGAGCCAGAGAGAAGACGTCCTCAATCGTCGCTTGGCGGATCATCAGTACCTCCGCGAGTGACGTTGGTAGAGCCCCTCCCACTCGGCAGAGAGGAAGGCGCAAGGAAGGTGCGAGTCGCTCTCGATCCAGATGGTCGTGTCCTTCGCCACCCCGAGAACCGGGAAGCGGTAGCGGCCATCGTCAATCGGGATTTCGCCCAGGATGTTGGCAGCCCCGCCGATCCGTCGTCCGTTGTACTCGGCAGTCGCGTCAGGCCTTGTCGATGCCCGGACGCCGACCTTGAAGTAGCCCGTATCGACGTAGTTGAGGGTCATGAAGCGCAGCTGGAGCCGGCCAGCCAAGGGGGCCACTCGGGTGTCCGAGTCGGTGAGGACCAGCTTGCTGAACTGGTAGTAGCTGTTGAAACGCTTGCCGACGCACAGCTTGGTGTTGGCCGTACCGTTGACCAAGACCTTGGAGAGGGTTTCGCCGCTGTAGACGTTGCCTTTGGCATCGACGGCAACCATGTCCTCATCGCTCCATGGAGCTGCTTTGCCGGCATCGAGGTAGCACAGGCGGTCCAGCACGAAATCGGTCTTGAAGCCTCGCATTTCGGCTTCGTCATCCTTGGCAAGGGTCACTCGCTCAAGGAACACCTGATTGCCTCTTGCGATGACCAGCGCCAGATCGGAACTCTCGAAGTTAAACCCGAGGATGACCCCACCGAACTGCCACTTCGACCAGCTGGACTGCACCTTCTCGTTGCCCTGCCAGTAGTACTTGTAGGTGTAGAGGGTGCTCGGGTCGGCGTCTGTCAGGACCAGCACCAAGTCTTCGTTGGATGACGCAGCCAGCTGCACCACGCTGCCGTAGATGTAATCCGGGCAGTGGCTGGCGATGTCAGCAGCGTCGTTGACCTTGGCGTCGGGGTCGACGTAGTACTCGCGCACGCTGGCGTATGCCCCACGGCGGACACCGAAGAACACGTTCTTACCAGCTCCCACAGGCTTCGCATCCAGAGACGCCTCGAAGCGGGTCGTGACGTCGATGTTGATGGTTTCCTTGGTGAGCCGATCAGATCCCCGGACGATGAACTGGGTCTGGTCCGAGAACAGCAGCAGCGTCTCGTTGAAGGGCACTGCATGGCGCAGGATCGAGACCTTGTCGTTGGTCACCGCGACGTCGATGGGGTGCGTGTCGAGGGACTGGATGACGGTCGTCGGGTAGAAGTTGTAGTAGCTGCCCGACTCACTGAAGACCACGTTCTCGTCGGCGAGGAAGCCCAAGCGGTTCTTGAAGAAGAAGACGTCGCTGATGGCCTTGTTGATGAAGCTCGGCTCAGGGGCCGACGTCTCGTCGCCTGCTACCCGGCCATCCCATTCGATCCGCTCGAAGGTGAAGGTGCCGTCGGCATTGGAGACCAGCCGGTGAGGCATGGTGTTTGGAGACGGTCGGGTACGCAGACCCTTCTTGGCGACCTCCTTCCAAGAACCGGAAGTCTTCTCGCCGTCGGTCGTCTCGCTGTACTGGACGTAATAGTCGTCCGCCTCGACGCCGTCTTGGCCAGCCACGCGGATCGTGAAGCCCTCGAAGCCGACAGCCGGCAGATCGGTGAACTGCTGCACCCTGCCCTTGCAAGCCACGATGGACTTGTTGCCGTTGGAGTCCTGTACCGTGAGGGTGAAGTCTGTGGTGGCGTTGGTGGCGCGCAGCAGAATCGCGTTGCCTTTGACGCTGACCGCGATGTTGCTCAGGCCAGCCGATGCGAGCTGGTTGTACAGCTGGGTGGCGATGTTGTCGGTGCCGATGGTGGAGCGGTCTGTCGTTGAGGTGGTGAACGAGGCCTTCACCGAGTTGTTGACCAGAATCTTGTAGGTCGTCCCGTAGTCGCCGAGGCGAATGTGGACGATGCCTTCCTTGTTGGTCACTTCGGCAGCCGGGACGAGGTCACCGTTGGCCGATGCGTAGCCGATGACCTTGTTCTGCACGACCGACGTCAGGACCGACTCTGGGGCGATTTCACAGGCCATCTGCCAAGAGCGACACTCGAAGGTGCCCATCTCGTCGTTCGTGGGTTCCCAACGGGTGCAGTAGATGACCGGAGAGCCGTTACCGGAGTTGTCCTTGACGGTCCAGCCGGTTTCCGAGCCGGTCAGGGGGATGTCCACCTCGACCCCGTTGGCTACCACCGGGCGACCGAGGTCTTGCGTCAGCTTCGCCGCAAGGTAGGCAGCGAAGGAGCCGACCCCATACTCGGAGGATTGGCTGTAGGTCTTCCCGGCGATGGTCACCGAGTAGCGTCCCCAGCAGCTCTGCCACTTGTTCGTGTCCTCGAAGTACTTGTCGACGCGCCCCTTGGAGAGCGAGTTGAAGCGCAGCGTCTGGAACTTCTGCGTGACAGGGTTCAGGGTCAGGCCGGCGCTAGGGTCGTAGGCGCGAGTGATGCGCTCTCGGTTCACGATGAAGGTGTAGTCGGCCACCGTGACCGCACGGATGGACTTGGAGGGGTTCAGGGCCGTCAGGTAGCCGACCCCGTTGGGCTTGTTGACCGTCCGCTCGTTGCCCTCGAAGTCGAAGACGCGGATGTTTCCGCCCATGACCACTACGACGTACTTCTCGAAGCGGTCGCGGTTGATGACATGGACGAAGGCCCCCGTGCTCGGCGAGTCGAGGAGCTTCGCCAGATGTTTGGTCCCAGGACGACGCTTCAGGCCGTCAACGACAGATGACAGGAAGTTGACCTGTTCGTCACATTGGGAGGGAAGACGAACCTCTGTGGGCTGCTGGGAGACGCCGTTGATGAGGTTCGGGATGGTCTTGCTGATTAGGCTCATCAGTAGATGTCCCGTCGAATCCAGTCAGCAAGGTCGTAGTTGTCGAAGATGTTGTAGTCCCCTACCTCGCTGTCCATCTGCTTGAGGGTCTGCAGCGCAGCGATTTCGTCAGGGGTTTGAGCTTGGTGGAGTTCGACGGCACCCAAGAGGTCGTCCTGGAAGAGACGCTTGGCGCGGAGCGTGATGTACCGCTTTGCTGCCTCGGGCAGCTCCTCGAAGGGAAGCTCTACTACGAGGTCGAGTTCGACAGCGACCTTGAAGGTGTAGGTGTGGTTGAGGTTGTCGTACAGGCGCAGGCCGCGCTGAACCAGGGTTCCCCGGCGGATGTCGCTGCCGTCCACTCGAAGGGTGTTGGCGGGCAGCCTGATGTTCCCCTCGGTGTCGGGGGCCAGTCGCATCCGGGTGTCGGTGTTGAAGTACCAGCCGTACTCCTGAACCTCACGGGATACCGTGTCGATCCGCGAGGCTGCCATCGAGGCAGTCACGAAGCCGCTGCTCAGGCTTGATACGGGGGACTCTCCGATACCGGCCAGCACCTCATTGACCGCATCGATCTTGGTGGTCAGAGGCATTGTTCGTACCGAAAAAAAAGGGGAGCCGTCAAAGAGACGACCCCCCTATTGGTTAGACTTTCAGGATGGAGATGGCGCAGGCCGGACGCAGGATGTTGTGGCCCATGGCGTACTTCGCCACGATCAGGGTGCCCTGACGCTCGATCTGGTACTCCATTTCGGTAGCCAGGTCGAACAGCTTCACAGTTGCGATGGCCTCTTCGGTCATCACCAGACCAACCACCTTGGAGAAGTCGCCACGGTAGGCACCGGGACGAACAGCCGACTCCGGGTCACCCGCCAGTGCGGTGGACTCGTTGGCGTTCGGCAGGTGGTTGCTCATGTAGACCTTCATGCCGGCAACCATCGGGATGGAAGCGGTGGCAATCGAGCCCACGCCGCCGACGTCCTTGTTCATGTAGAACAGCTTGGAGGTGTCGGTGGTGTTGAACAGGCTGTAGTACTGCTCGGGACGCAGGATGACGAACGGCTCGCCAGTCACGTCCTTCTTGTCGAACTCTTCACGGGCCTTGAAGAGAGCGCGAACCAGGGCATCACCCTTCAGCTCGTCACCGGCAGCGCCGAGAGTGACGTTGGCGGTGAAGGTTTCGCCGTTCACCGGGTTCAGGCCAGCGGCGGTAGCAGCGGCTGCATCGGTGATGAAGGAGGCCTTCACGGCGGTGCGCAGGATGTTGCGGTCTGCCACATTCGACAGAGCGTTCGCGCACTCCTTGGTGTAGATCGAGCGCACATCGAAGTGGTTCATCGCTTCGTCGAGACGGTCGATGAACACCGGGCTGATGAGCAGCTCGTCGATGGTCACCCGACGCTTCGAGTGAGCCAGCTTGTCGGCCTGGATCATTTCACCCGGAACGTGGTACTTCGCACCAGTCGTACCGACCATCGGGAACTCATACGAGCGACCGTTCTTGATGGTCTTGACCCGATGCTTGTCCATCATCAGGTTCTTCTGCTCGAACTGGGTGATGACCTCACCAGCGAACAGGTCCATGAACAGAGCGCGCTGGTCGCCGCTCAGGTTCTGCTGGCCTAGGAAAGAGACGTTTTGGTTTTGCGGAAAAGCCATGGATGTTCCTTGCGAACAGAGCCCTCCCCCACCGGCTGCTGCCAGTGCGAGATAAGGAGGGCGGGAGGGATGGGAAAAACCCGTGCGATTTGGGCGTGGCGCTTAATGGCGGACGGGGGAAACGCCGCGCCAGAGGCCTGACGGGTGTATTGCTTTGGAGGGAGGATTGGCGTCAGGGCGATTCACATCGGGCCTTGCGACGCCTGTGCAGTATCCGTAGCTGCACCCGGAGATATGAGGACCACCTCCTTACTAGGGAGATGAGGCCTTACAGGATGCCAGCGCGGCGAGTGCGAGCCAGCTTGGCGGCCACGCGGGAACGGAAGGCTTCATCCTTCGCGTAACGCGGGTCGCGCATATCGGCCTTCATCTCTTCTGCTGATTCGTAGAGGTCAGCGACCGGGGTGGTTGTGCCTTGGATGGATTGCGGTGCGATGGAGCCGAAGTTCGCCTCGTAGCGCGCCTTCACTCCTTCCATGGCCAACAGGTAACCCTCGAAGTCGCCAGCCGCGACCAGACCGTTGATGCGGTCGATTTCGGTTTCGGACAGGCTCTGACCGGCCCATTGCAGGACGGCTTGGAGCTGTTCTTCACCACCGAAACGCTCGGCAGCACGGTAGCGGGTCAGTTCGGCTTGGGCGTTCAGGCCATCCAGATGGATCTGGACGACTTCACGCGGGATGCCTTGCTCAACCAGTTTGTCGATGGTTTCTTCGCTGAGGGTGCCAGTCTCGACGTACTCTTCGGTCAGGGAGTCGAAGTCGATGCCGTCGGATTCCTCTTGGCTGGAGTCTTCCTGCTCGTCATCCTGCTCTTCGTTCCCATCAGCGGAGTCGTCGCCCTCGGCGTCGTCTTCATCGGCTGACTGGCCTTGCTTCAGTTCGTTGTAGCTCTGCAGAAACGCATCGACGCTGTCGAACTCTTCCGGCAACCAGTCGGGGCGTTCGTCGCCCTCAACGCCTGCCTTCAGTTTCTCAGCTGCGTCCAGCGCTGCTTGGGTAGCTTCTGCGTCTTCAGCCTCTTGGCTGACAATCACGGTCTCGTCGCTCATTTACTCGCCTTTCAGCTTGGTGTTGTAGAGACGGCCCTCCCAGGTGAAGGTCTTCTTGCCTGCCTTACGGGCAGACGCAAAGGCCGACCGGAAAGAGGCGGCTTGAGACGACTTCTTGGGATAGACCGGGTAGTTGCCGCCCTTGGTCTGCACGGAGCCCTTGGAGGCAGCGGGTTTTGCCGACCCTGTCTTTCCAGACGCCTTCGGCTTGGCTGCCTCGGTTTTCTGCGAGGAGGCAGTCGTACTCGCGGTAGCTGCTTTGGTGTTGCGGCCATTGCGGCCACTACGTCCACGGGGGCCTTCGCTCTTGCCCTCGCTACGGTTCGCAGCGATGGCCTTGTCGACGGCTCGGCCTGCTTCCATGGACAGAGCAGCGCCGGTCAGGAACAGGCCCAGCGGACCTGCCTTGCCTTTGCCGGCATTCACTACGCCACGGATGCCACTGGCAACACGGGACAGCAGACCGGGCTTCTTGGCTGCTTGAGCAGGACCGGACAGAGCCTTGTTGGGGACGCGCTCGGCCTTGCCCATGTCCTTCTCGACGCGCCCTTGCGGTTGCGAGCGGCGGGCCGGGAGGGTGGACTTGGAGTCGCCAGCTGATGCCGTCTTGGTGGCCACCGGGGGTTTACCGGAGCCGCCAGAGCCGGTTGCGGTCTTGGGCTTGCTTTCAGCCTTGGCGACAGGGCTGTCCTTCTTGGCCTGCATACGGGCCTCGACAACCTTCCTCAGCCTTTGGCCACGCCGCTTGTTCGCTACGTTGTGGACTTTGACGTTACTGTTGGCTTTCGCCATTCATCATTCCTTTCACGATGTGAGGCGCTGCCTTGCCGGCGACATCCATGACCCCTGCCTGCATCTGTGCCTGTTGAGCTGCCTGTGCCTCCTGAGCTTTCTGTTCGGGGGTCTTAATCAGGCCGGCCGTGTCGATGCCGAGGTTGGCCCCGACACGGGCGATGTAGTCAGCGAGGTTCAACTCCCGCGCCAGGACTTCAGGTCCGAAGGGCTCTAGGAATTTCAGGAACTGAGCCAGTCGGTTCAGCTCCATGCCGCGCCCAAGGGCCTCGATGCCCGTGGTGATTTGCGGCTTCACCTTGTCGCTGGGGAGTGCAGGGATTTTCTTGCGGCGCTCCAGGTTGGCCAGAATGAGCCTCACCAGAGGTAGCTGGAGTTCCAGAGCGAGAATCGAGTAGAGCCCACCGAGGGCACCTTCAAGCTCTTGGGCCATGAAGCGGATTTCCTCTGCGGTCACCCGCTCTCCATCGCGCTGGATGGAGCTGTTCATGAGGAAGGCCGCAGCAAGGCGCTGTTCCAGCTCGGCCATGAGGTCTTTGGCCACGCGGAAGTCAGCATATTTGTTCAGTTGGAGAACGGTGACGTCGTTGGCATCACCGGAGATGACCCCACCATTGGGGGCTTCACGGACCTCTCTGATCTTGGTGGCCCCGTTCGGTCTCACCAGCAGGAGGATTTTTGCAGCAGCGGCAGAGCCTTGAACGATTGCCTTCGTCAGCGTTTCGAGCGACCGGAGGTCACCGAAGTATTCCTCTACCAGACCACGCCCATAGCTTTCACCGTCGACGCGAGTAAATCGCAACGGCAGCCAAGGACATTTGTCCAGCGGATAGGTCCGACGGGAGCCGGGTACGACTCGGCCTCGGATCTCTTGGTAGGATTCCCAACCATTCCCGTTGCGGCGCATGTGGGTGTATAGGTCGAGCGTCTTCTGGTTGGAGAGGTCATCTGCGTCTTCGCCCGTCTGAGTGTTCGACTCCTGGATTGCATCGAGGAGGTCTTTCTTCAGGGCCGCAGGTGCAACGCTTTCGTGGGTGATGGCTTCCAGCATGTTGCCCATCGGGTCCCGCTTGACCACATAGCGGTCGAGACGGAAGACCCTTGCGCCACCCTCCGGGAGGTAGACCAGCAACGAGTTGCCGGCTACCAGGAGGTGACGCAGTCCCTCGAATGTGGGGACGCGCAGGGCTTGGTTCTCGATTTCGTCGAGAGCAGTGCGCTCAACAATGGCGAGAGCAGCGTCCATCTTGCCCCGCTCTTCCTCGCTGCCCAGGACTCGGTAGTCGAAGTCGGACAGCTTCAGGCGGAAGAAGGGAGCGTTGGACGGGAGCTGCGACATGAGCAGGCGTGAGGCGAGGTTGTTGACGCCGCGCGAGCCGATGCTCTGGTAGGGGGTCGGGAAGCTGTTGTTGCCTGTGGAGGCCTCTTCAGGGAACAGCGAAGGGATGGTGAGCTTGGCACACTCCCTTGCTCTGTCGAGGTAAGGCTGTCGTTCTGCTTTGAGGGTCTCGTACCGCTTCCGGGCTTTGGAAGCAGGGAGAATCATTCGTTATCCTTTCGGGATACTCAGGCCAGCGCCGATGTAGCCTCCACCGATGCCAGTCTGGCGTTGGATTCGCAGGCTTGCGCGGCCTTCACGCTGCTTGGCGCTCTTGGCGGCTTGCGAATCAGGGTTCTTGTCCATCGCCACATCCAGTTCGGCTACAGGCGGCGGGGCGGGCGGTGGTGGCGGAGCTGGAGGTGGCGGCGGAGCTGGTTTGGGTTTGGAACCGCTACACATAGTCGTGGTTACCTAAGACTTGGGCCTGGAACTCGTCTGCCCTCTCCTCGTGATACCGCAGTTCATTCTGCAGCATCTCAACGACAGAGCGTTGCCCGGACTCGTACCTGATGGTGTCCAGGGGGACGTCAGGGCCGAATGCTTTGCGGGGGTAGAGATTGTCGAGGAGTTCGATCAGGTCTTTGTGACGTCTGATGTCGATGTTCATGGAGGGGTTGCCTCAACCAAGTCACTCTTGAAGGAATGACTTGGCTGTTTCGCTTTTGGCTAGTACTGGGGGTAAATCGGTGTGGGCTAGAATGGAGCCTTCAAAAAAGCAAGGAGGTGTGTATGACTACCAAGAACCCTTACGCCGGAATCGAGCATGTCGAGTATCTAAGTACCGACCTCGGACGAAGCTGCTCCCAGTGCAGCAAGTTTTTGAGTGCCGATAACTTTCAGGAGAATGTGAACCACCTGATCGAGAAGCACGGGTACAAGTTGCTGCACGTTGGGAGCGAGTCCTCTCATAGCGACGCGGGGATTTGGAATGCCACGGTCGCTGTGCTCGGCCTCTAAGTTAATGGATGCTGCTTTCCTCGTAGTCGCCCGCTAGGCCGTCAGCTGAGACGCTGTCCAACACAGCCAAGGCTGTCATCGGCATCAGATCGGTGCGCTCCTCGCCCTTCGGCTGGATCGCAGCGATACCGATGAACAGCTCGACGGCTCCGATGGGCTTCTCGCAGCGCAGTACAACCGGGCCTTGTTGCTCAGCGATCTGCTTGATGATCTGGTCGATCAGCTGAGCGGCGTTTACGTTCTCGGTGGTGTTCATGTTGGTCTTGGTCATCTGTTGTCTCCTTGTCCTTTGATTACGCCGCGCTGAAGGCGGTCTTCGAGTTTCTTGAGGTTGAGTTCGGCAGCGTCCTGGAGGGACATTTCGAGTTCATCGAGACACTGCGAGAGTTGCCAGAGGATGTCGCCAGCCTCTTTCAGTGCCGCCTCACGGGCAGCTTCTTTGGAGCCGTAACGGGCTACCAGATCGTCCCCCCGCTTGAGCTTGGCGAGGACGCCGAGGAACTCCCCGGTCTCTTCGGCCAGCCCAAGGAAGGGATAGATTTCGTCTTTGTACTGCGCGAATTTGCGTGCTTTCTGTTGGTATTCAGCGAAGTTCACGGCAGCACTCCGATGAGTAGGAACAGCAAGCCGAGGGCAGCGAAGCCGGTAATCAGCCCGCCAGCAACAGCAACTGCTGCGGTGATAGGGCGACGCCAGCGAGGGCTGCGGGAGTCCATGACCAACGGCTGCGGGGCCTTCTTCACCCGATGACCGTGAGTGGCCATCAGGTGCCGGTGGATGTCGCCGAGGGAGACAGGCTTGGTCTTCATACCCGGCCCTCCAGCTTGTCGAGGCAGTAGATGGCCAGCACCGAGTAGTGGGCGACCTTGAGCAGGTCTTTGCGGTTGCGACCACCCTTCTCACCGAAGCGGTCGGCGTACTTGATGACGTTGCTCAGGGCGAAATGCAGACCGCGCTCGGGGCGCTTGGCGATGAGGGCGAAGGCCTGCACGCCGTCCTTTGCGTAGTGCTCGCCGTAGGTCTTGGCGATGTACTCGCGGATCTCGTCGAGGATGTCGAACTCGTTGAACTCGCCAACCAGCGACTCGTCCTGGTCCAGCTCCGGGACGTCCGGGCGGCGAACCAGACGGAAGTGGCTGTGATGCCAATTGGAGCCGTCGGAGAGAGTCAGCACCCCGTCGTAGTCGATTGCGAGGATGGTCACTTCATCAGTCGGCGGGACGGGGAGCCCATGGTCGTGGCTGAACTGGATCGAACGATCGGTCGCAGTCACTACGTCGTAGACGCGGAAATTGTTTGCGGCGGGAGCCATAGCTTCGGTTCCTTCCTTTTGAAGTCGTAGTCGGTTGCATGGAGGATTCGGGCGCAGCGCGCCTGCTGAAGCGCGACCTCCTCGCTCAGGCCTGCCTTGAGGTAGAGCGCAACGACTGCGGCCCACTCGGCTCCCTCAGCGGCTTTCTCAAGGGCAGCCTTAGCCTTCACCGGGCCGATACCAGGACAGCCGGGATAGCCGTCGGTGGTGTCGCCAGTGAGGGTCTGTTCGAGGAAGTAGAGGTAGGCTTCGTGGGGGTCGTTGAAGACCGGCTCGTCGTGCTTGGCCGGGTTGAACAGCCATGCACCTCCGATGGTCTTGAGGTCTTTGTCTTCGCTGACGATGACCTTCTTGGCTCCCGGTCGGAACTTCGGCCATGTGGCAAGAATGCCCATGACGTCATCCGCTTCCAGGTTTGGCCGGGTGAAGGTCTCGTAGGTTTCTTTGCAGTGAGCCACCAAGGCCTTGTAGGCCAGCGGCTTGCGGACGCCTTTGCGATTTGTCTTGTACTGGGGGTAAATCTGCTTGCGGAAGTTTTCGCCATCCGTGAAGCAGAGGATGACCTCGTCGGCGCTGAGCTTGTCGGTCAGGTACGCAACGTCGGCCCCCAGGCGGTCTTTCGCCTCCTGAAGGTCCGAGTGCAGGGTCCAGAAGTCATCGCCCCAGTCCACCTCGGTCTCAACCGAGGCGGTGGTCTGGTAGCAAAGGATGTCCGCGTCCAGAAGCAGGACGGTGGACATAGAGGGTTACCAATCAGATGAACAGGAAGAGCTGTCGGAGGAGCTGCTGTACGAGCTGCTGTACGAGCTGCTGTAGTCGCTGGAGCAACTGGAGTGGCTGCTTTCGCAGTGGCTCGAATCACTCAGCGCCGAGACCATCACAGCGGTAGTCAGGAGGTCGGGACCTGACGTCTGGTGATGGTGGTGGACGACAGGAGCGACAGGCGCAGCAACAGACCGCTGCCGACGGCGGTTCTTGAAGAGTCCGAACATGGTCGATTCCTTACGCAGCGAGGGCTTCCCATCCCCAGCCGCCAGTCATGCCGGCAACCGAGTACTCGGAAACGCGCTGCTCGAAGAAGTTGGTGTGACCTTCGGCAAGGAGTTCTGCGACCCACGGGAGCGGGTTGTCCTTGACGCCGAAGATGGCCTTGAAGCCGAGCTGGATCAGTCGACGGTCTGCGATGTAGCGGATGTACTGCTTCATCTCAGCCTTGGTGAGCCCTTCCGGCTCACCCAGCTCGAAAGCCAGGTCGATGAACTTGTCCTCCAGGGCGACGGCGGTGCGGTACATCTCGTAGACGGAGCGCTTGAACTCGTACGTCAGCACCTCCGGGAACTCCCGGCAGAACTCACGGAACAGACGGCTCATGCCCTCGACGTGCTGGGTCTCGTCGCGGATGGACCACTCGACGATCTTGCACATGCCCAGCATCTTCCCGAAGCGCTGGTAGTTCAGCAGCATCACGAATGCAGAGAACAGGCTCATGCCTTCATTGCAGACCGACTGAGCCAAGGCCCGAGCCATGCCTGCCGGCGTGCTGACGTCGTTGTCCTGCATGAACTCGATCTTGTCGGCCATCTCGGTGTACCCGAGGAAAGCCGAGTACTCCTCGTCCGGGAGACCCAAGGTGTCGTTCAGCAGTGCATAGGCGCGCTGGTGGATGCCCTCACGGGCCGCGAAGGCCAGCAACATGCAGCGGACTTCGTTGTTCTTGAAGTACGGGATGAACAGGTCGCAGTAGTTCTGCCCTACCTGAGCGTCCGTCTGCGTGAACAGGCGAAGAATCTGCGTGATCTGGTTGACCTCATGCGGCAACAGGACCCCGGTGTTCCACTGCAGAACGTCTTCCTGCAGCTCAGGCTCCTGCTCATGCCAGTGGATCAGCTCATGGTTGACTGCCGCCTCCATCGCCCAAGGGAAGTGGAACGGCTTGTAGGCTTGGGCGTACTCGGTCAGCCGTGGCATGACAGACACTCCTCTTCTTTCGGGGCCTCACCGAGCGCCTGACGCTCCACCTTGCGGCTCACCTTCTCGGCTGCATGGCCGGTGGTGGTGCGCAGGTAGTACAGGCCCTTCAGCCCGCCCTTTTGGGCAGACAGGTGGACGCTGTTGACGTAGGAACGGGGCGAACCCGCAGCGAAGAACACGTTGACCGACTGACCTTGGCAGACCCACGGCTGGCGGTCGGCGGCGTGCTTGACGACCCAGTGCTGGTCCAGCTCCAGGAAGGTCTTGAAGACCTCCTTGTCGGTGTCGTCCAGGAACTCCAGGTGCTGCACCGATCCGTCGTGTTCCAGGATGCTGGTCCAAGTCTCGTTGTCGTCCTTACCGTACTTCTGAAGAACAGCCTGTAAGTGCTTGTTTTTGACGACATGAGAGCCGACGCGAGTCCGGTGGACGTAGTAGTTGCTGCGCCATGGCTCGATGCTCGGGGAGCAACCAGCGATGATGGAGCTGTTGGCGTTCGGGGCGATTGCCAGCAGGTGCGCGTTGCGACGGCCTGAGCCGATCAGGTCACCCGGCTCTCCACGCTCCTGAGCCAGACGCTCGCTCTCGGCGACAGCCTCGGCCTTGATGAGCGAGAAGATGGTCTTGTTGATGCCCACGGCCACCGCGGACTCGAACGGGACGCCATGCTTCTGCAGATAGCTGTGGAAGCCCATCGCACCGATACCGATGGAGCGCTCTTGGGTGGCCGAGTAGACGGCTTTCTTGAGCGGCTCCGGTGCGTACCGGATGAAGAAGCTGATGACGTTGTCGAGGAACCGGGTGACGTCCGCAACCAGCCCCTTGGGCCATTCGTCGAAGGTCTCCAGGTTCAGGCTGGACAGGCAGCAAACGGCGGTGCGCTGCGCGTCGGTAGCCAGATGGATTTCGTTGCACAGGTTGCTGCCATGGATGCGCAGACCCAGCGCCTTCTGGAACGGGTTCAGCTCACGGTTGGCCGCATCGATGAAGTTCAGGTACGGCTCGCCGGTACGGAAGCGCACTTCGAGGATGCGTTCCCACAGCTGGCGGGCCTTGATGGTTCCCCTCACCTCCCCGCTGTGGGGGCAGCGAAGGTGCCAGTCGGCATCGGCATAGACCGCCGCCATGAAGGCGTCCGGGATGTTGACCGCGTGGTGCAGGTTCAGCGTCTTGCGGTTGACGTCGCCGCCGGTCGGGACCCTGATCTGTAGGAACTCGATGATGTCCGGGTGGCTGACGTCGAGGTAGGCCGCATAGCTGCCCTTGCGGGTGGTGCCTTGCTTCCACGCCAACATGCCGCTGTCGGCGACCTTGAGGAACGGGATGGGGCCGGGAGCCTTCTTCGAGATGGCTCGGATGGAATCCCAGTGCCCGCCTACGCCGCCGCCCATGACCGAGAGCCAAGCCAGTTCTGACTGGTGGTCGATGAGGCCCTTGCGGGTGTCCGGGACGAAGGACTTGAAGCAACTGATCGGCATTGCGCCGACATCGAGGTGGATGATTTCCCCTTGAGTGTTCAGGCGAACCATCGGGGCGTTGGAGAGGATGGGACTGGAGAACATGAAATGGAGCTGCGACACGGCGTCGTAGATACGCTGTGCCAAGCCGAAGTCCCCCTCACAGAAGGCAACCGCAGCGCGAGCGAATGCGTCCTGGGGAGAACGCTCACCGGGCATCAGGTAGAACTCTGTGAGGAGGTCGCGGGCTTGGGGGGTCAGCAGTCCATCTCGGTCGTAGTCGACTTTGATGGGTGTGTTCATTGCTGGGTCAGGGCTTTCCAGCTCACGGGGAACAGAGGAGCGATGACTTCGCCCACCATTGCGGCGAGCTGCTGGATTTCCTTCTGCGCGTGAGCGTCAGTGCGTTTCAGGTAGAAGTTGGCGAATGCGTAGAGGTTTCCGGTCCAGATCCAGTTGACCTTCACGCCTTGGGGGAGGATGAAGCGGGCCTGCTCGGGGCAGATGCCGTCGTCGAGCATGAGCATGTACAGCGAAATTGCTTCGTCGCACTGCACCTTGTAAGCCAGCATCCAGTCGTCGCTGAGTGGATGCCGCCCACCGCTGCCCTGCTTCATTGAGCCTTCAGGCTTGCACCGGAAGTACTCGGGAACGAACAGCTCAGGCCGGCTGCTGATGTACCGGCGAGACTCCTCGTTCTCCACCAGACCCTGCTTGTGCTTGAAGCATTGGGTGCGGATCGGCACCGGAGCTTTCATGCGCAAGGTGATGCTGGTGTGGGCGAAGGGAGTCCAGTGGTCGTGCTTGGCGAGATAGCGGATCAGGCGCTGGTCGTCGGCCTTGGTGGTTGGCCCTCGGAGGCCGGTAGCTACCAGCTCCTCGAACTCGTTGCCTTCCTCATCGACGTAGACGTGGCTGCTGATCTTGTCGAAGGACACGCGGGCAGCGTTGACGATGCTGAGGTCGCTGCCCATGTGGTCAACGTACTCGGCCTTCATTAGAACTCCTCCTCGACCTCGACCGGGATGCCGCAGAAGACGGTGCCAGTGGAGTACCTCACCATCGGGTAGCGCGGGCAAAGCAGATCGCGGTGGTTCTCGGCCTTCAGGCGGTCCATCTCGGTATTGCTCAGGACGAACTTCTCGATTTCACGTTTCTCCTTCTTGGCCTTGGCGATGGCCTCGAAGAGTTGCTCCGTCATGGTTTTGCGATAGACGACTCGCATGGTCACTCCTTGATGGACTGGTAGAACTTCAGGGCTTCCATGCCCCCCTGCATCCCGGTGTGGACGGACGAAACGTCTTTGCCGGTGATGACCACGAAGGGCAGCTGGACGGTGGCACCAAGGCCAAAGTTGAGGTCGGCCAGCTCACGGAACTGGTCGTAGAGGGCCGGATCGGAATCGATCAGGTGGTACACGGGTTCGATGCCGCGAGCCTTGGCCATCGAGACCAAGGCCTTGCAGTTGGCGCAGGCGGATGTGCCGTAGACGACGAAGGTCACTTGGCGACCTCCTTGACCAGACTGGCGCTGAACTCGATCAGGTAGAGCTTCGGTGCCAGCCAGATTTGCAGCGCGGTCTTGGTGGAGCAGTAGAGCGACGGGATACCGTCGAACAGGCTCAGCAGAGAGCCCACACCACCTAATGCACCGAACCCAATCACTCGGACGTCGTGGTAGTCCTCCCGCGCCTTCGCAGCCAGCTCCTCGTTGCGGTCATTGGTACGCAGGTAGTCGCGGTTGGCCTGGAAGGACAGCGTCAGGTGTTTGGCGAAACGGCACACAGCAAAGACCGTCACGCCAACAATGATGCCGCCCACGAAGACCTCGAAGATGGCCTCCCAAAACTTCCACAGCAGCAGCTGTTGGATGACTTCAGGGGTCTCTGCCAAGAGGAAGTCCTTGGCGGTGTTGAGGCTGGACGTGACGCCGCTCAGGATGTCGGCCAGTGCTTGTTGAAGTTGCTCGTTCATGGTTTCTCCTTAGTGGGTATCCGCCCAGGTCTTGCCGATTGCGAAGTCGGCCTCCAACGGGCAGCGGTAGTTGAAGTAGGCAGCGGTGTTCTCCATGGCCTGCTTGCACAGCTGGCCGATGTGTTCCGCGATTTCGGGGGTGCGACAGGCGATCTGGACTTCGTCGTGAACCCAGGCGCAGAAGCAGAAGTCGCCGTCCCAGCCGTGGCGGTAGCCGTGGGCCAAGAGGAGGTCTTCCAGTTCGATGAGCCAGCGCTTGCAGATCAGCGCACCGGCTGACTGCAGGAGGGTGTTGAGGGCGGCGTGTTCGGAGCGGACGTAGACCTTGCGGCCATCCAGCCCCTTCAGCCAGCCGCGCTTGGCGGCAGCCTTGACGTTGTCCAGGAGCAGCTTCAGGGCGGGGAAGCTCTTCAGGAACTTGGCCTTGAGCTTCTTGCCTGCCTTCTTCTGCTCTTCGGGTGAGGCGTTGGGCTTGACGATTGAGCCGATCTTTTCGTCGCCAGCGCCGTACAGGAAGGCGTAGATGAAGGTCTTCGCCACTCCCCTCGCCCACTCATGCTGGGCGTCGTGCTTGTCTCTCTCAGTGCCCGGTGGAACCAGCCCCAAGGCCAGGGTATTGGCCCAGTGAATGTCCCCTTCCAGCAGTGCCCGGATGTACGCGCCGTCGTCGTACTTGGCCATGAAGTGACCAAGGCAGCGCAGCTCCAGACCGCTGGCGTCACTGCCGAGCAGCACCCAGCCCGGAGGAACCGTGAATAGCTCGCGGCACTCCTTTCCGTATTCGGCCCGTGTGCTTGGCACTTGGGCGACGTTCGGGTAGCTGTGGGTGGCTCGGCCTGTGACAGCCCCGTTGGGATTGACGCGACCGTGTATCCGTCCCTTGCGGCACAGACGCAGCCAGCCGTTGCTGCCTTCGCTGAGCTGACCGATCCGCTTCTCCACCAAGAAGCTCTCCGCGAGGAGCTTGGCGTGAGGGTTGTCCAGTCGAGACAACACTGCTTCATCGATCTTGGGCTGGCCGTTCTCGGTGAACTCCTTGGGCTCCCAGCCGTACAGCTCCTTGAGCCGCTTGGCGATGTGCTGCCGACTGCTCGGGTTGAACGTCACCTGGGTGAACGTGCAGTACGGAGCGCCTTCAGTCTGGTCTGCCTTCAGAGGGTCTTTGTAACGGACGGTGCGGGTCGGGTTCTTAATCCCAGTGGGCTGGTTCCACCAACCGAATGCCTCGACCAGTTCTCGCTGGATGACGTCGCGGCGAGCGACCAGTCGGGCGTACAGCTCAACAGCTGCCGTCTGGTTGAAGACGAAGCCGTTGAACTCCTGCCGCGCCATGAGAGCCGAGATGCGGTTCTCCAGATACAGCGCAGCGGGTGAGTACTCTTTTTCCTCGATCTTGCGGACCAGCTCCAGGGTGACGGCTACGTCCTGACGGCAGTAGTCGTGCATCTCCTCGTTCCAATTGGCCCATGGATCGAGACCTCGCTCCTTCATGATGTCGGCGTATTCGCCCTTGTGGAGGCCGAGGCGGTAACCCCACGCCTTCAGTGAGTGACTGCCGATCAGGTTCTTGGGCAGGTCACCCTGCTTCTTGCGCAGGCGGGTGAAGTCGATGTCCGTGAGGTTTGCGTAGACCAGACGGGACTCAGCCATGGAGTCGCGCAGTCGGCCTTTCGGACGGAAGTCGGGGTACAGCTTTCGGATGGCTTCGTAGTCGAACCAGAAGCCGTTGTGTGCGACCAGTTCGTCGGCTCGCTCAAGGAGGTCGATGCCTTGCCGAATGGTCAGGGGGGAGAAGTCGTAGAACTCCCCGGTGTCGATGTCTGCTGCCCAGATGCAGTGGATTCTGGTCATCTGGTCCAGCAAGCCATCAGTCTCGATGTCGAATACCAATCGCATCGGGGGCCTCTCGCTGGAGAAAAGAAAACCCCCGAGCCAGCGGGTGCCGGTCGGGGGTCGTGGGGGGTTGGTTTGGTTGAAGCTAGTACTGGGGGTAAATCAGAAGTCGGTGTCGACGCCGGGGCTGTCCTCGTCGTCGTCGAACAGTTCCACTTCCGATTTCCTCCCGGTTGTGGGGTCGTACTGCAAATAGAAGGTCAGCCCGGTGCCTTGGCCGGTGTACCGATCCTTGAGGATTCGGAACGTGGTCACGTCCTTCTCGTCGGGGTCCTGCTGGGAACGCTCCAGGCCGTACACGAAGTTGGCGTACTGTGTGATGGCCTTGCCCCCGGCGAAGTCGTCGAGGGTGATGCGTCCGCCCTCCTCATGGCTCCGCGCCTTGCTGTCCTTCTTGCGAAGGTGGGCGACGTAGTAGAGGGTGAATGGCAGGGACTTGTTGAGGTCGTTCAGGGACCGCATGAGCTGCTTGGTAGCCGCCAGATCGCCGTCGCCGCTGGAGTCCAGCAGGTAGGTGACGTGGTCGAGGTAGACGTGCTTGACCCCGTAGCCTTCGACCGCCTCCCGAATCAGCTCGGTGACATCCTCGGGTTCGATGGAGTCCTCGACCTTGAACAGCAGCAGGTTCTCTGCGACGAGGCGCTTGGTGCGCTCGTACTGCTCGCGGTCATACTCACGACCGGGGATGTGATAGAGCTGGCCGTCGATCTTGCCGGCGATGGTGGCGATGGTCAGGGGGAGGCTCGGCTCCTCCAGGAAGATGGTCATGCACTTCTCACCGTGGACGGCGATGTTGTGCGCGATGTCCTCCTTCATCCAGTCGGTCTTGCCGCAGCCGGTGCCGGCCCCGATCAGGTACATCTCATGGGGGCGCTTGCCGTAGGTTGCCGCAGTCAGCGACTCCCACGGGTAGCTCTTGCCCATCTCGATGGATACCTCGCCCATCGTGAGGACCTCTTCCCCGGTGTACAGGCCGGCAGGCTTGCGCACCTTGGCGTTCCAGATCGCCTTGATGATGGGCTCGGCGCCCATCTCCAGGAAGGTCTCGTTGGGGTCTTTGCGGGGCAGCTCGGCAATCCGGGCGCGGGGGCCGAGGAGCTTGGCTGCTTGCTCTGTAGCGGTTCTCCCCGGCTCGTCCATGTCGAACATGAGGACCACCTCATCGAACCGCTTGAGGTATTCCATGTTCGCCAGAATGGCCTTCTTGGCGCTCGATGCGCCGTTGGGGAGGCTCACCACCGGGTACTTGTTGCCTTGCACCTGGGAGACCGTCAGGGCGTCGATTTCGCCCTCGGTGATGACGATCTTCTTACCGCCGACGGGCCATGCCTGCCAGCCGAACACAGCGTCGTGGAGCTTGCCGAACACCTTGAACGTCTTGTCCTTGGTGCGGATTTTCTGACCCACCAGCTCGCGGGTCTCGGGGTGGTAGTAGTTGGCTACCTGAACGGTTTCACCGCCGTGGGTCGCCCGTAGGTATCCCATGGTCCTGCAGGTTTCCTCCGTGATTCCACGGGCCTTGAGGGCGGTGTAGGTGCCCTGCAGGAGGTCGCTTGGGGTCTTGCGGGAAGGCTTGGCGGTGCCCTCCTGCCCTTCCCCCGGCTCATAGTGTTCGCAGCCGGGAGAGAAGCAGTAGGCGTGACCATCTGAGTACCGGGCGAGGTTGTCGCGGGAGCCGCACGCTGGGCACGGCTCCTTTCGGATCAGCTGGCTTTCTTCCATCCGAACCGCTCCAGAAGGTCATTGGCCTGCTTGAGGGCGCGGATGCGCTCCAAGTAGTCGGGGCGGTAGGCGTAGCGGTAGTCAACCAGTCGCTTACCGTTCATGACGGGTTCTGCAATGATCGGGATGCCTTTTGCCTCCATCTTCTGAATAACAGCAGCGAGGCGGGTGATGTTGTACATGCCGATGGCAGTGTTTCGAGTGATATGGCCGTACTCGACCATATGACGTGCAATGGTCTGCATCTGAGTCATAGTGGGTCTCTCAGGGAGTGAGGGTTACTTGGTGGCCTTGGCGATTGCAGCGAGGCGGCGCGGACAGACGGGCTCGTCTATCCACGCCTGGGGGATGCGTTTGTCGGCGTACAGGAAGCCCGACTTATCGCACCAAGCGGCGTAGGTCGTTTTCGATTTCTTGTAGATCCGGTTGCTGGATCGGGAGAACACGAAGCGGAGGTCGAGGTCAGGGTGCTGCTCCTTGATGAGCAGGTGCTTCTTCCGGTCTTCCGGGGTGAAGATGCCCTTGGTCTCGATGACTATTCCGTTGGGGAGGATGAAATCAGGCGTGTAGGTCGAGGGTGTTGCGGGCTTGGTGTAGGCCAGCCGCGTCTCCTCGTATCGGACAGGAACGCCGGCAGCAGTGAGCTGCGCTGCGGTGGTCTCTTCAAGGCCAGAGCGGAAACCGAGCTTTTGCCCGACGTCCGGTTTGGCTTTGGGCATCAGAAGTCTTCGTCGTCGCCTTCGTCAGCTTCGCCTTCGTCAGCGTCGAACGGAGCGTCGTCATCGTCTTCCGGCAGGTCGGAGCCGTCGAAGCCCTCTTCCTCGCCGAAGCCGTAGTCACGACCACCGAACTCCTTCAGCTCGATGACCTGGACGGCGCCCATCTGCAGTTGCAGACCGAAGCCGACCGAGGGGCTGAACCAGAAGTACGGTTCCCAGCCGATCTTGATGACCGAGCCGCCGCCGATCTTGATGGACTTCGGATTCACCGGCTTGCCCTTCGCGTCGAAGATGGCGACCTTGCGGTGAATCACCTTGCCCTTCTTCTTGGACTCGATCTTGGCCTTCAGCTTGTACTTGAAGGTGACCGTGCCCTCGTCCTCATCGATTTCCCACGGCAGTTCTGCGCGCTTGAGGCTCTTCTTGCCTTTGCTGGCACACTCAGCCTTGTAGGCCTCGTCGAACATCGCTTGGATGCTGTCGATGTAGGCCTGCGTCTCATCGTTCAGGGGGACAACGTGGTCGACCTTGAACAGACCATCAGCGTCGAACTTGTAGTCAGGCTCGGACAGGTAGGGGTACTTTGCGACTCCTTTGGGGGAGCGGATTACTTTGGCCATATGGCTCCTCTTGGGTTGGTGATAGTTAAACGTGCTTCGCTTCCAGGGCCTCGACGTCGATTCCCTCCTCCAGCAGCTTGGCTGCCAGATCGGCGGGGACTCGCAGTCCTTTGTCCCAGTAGAAGAGGTATGCACGGGTCAGGTTGGTCATAGCGATTTGCCTCCAGATACGATTCAGCTAGTACTGGGGGTAAATCAGGCGGCGATTGCCGAGAGGTCGGGAGTGCAGCCCTTCTTCATCGGGAGCAGTCCCTCGCGGTACGCCTTGACGAGGCGTTGTTGGCCTTTCTCCAGCACGATTACGGAGGAGCGACCCTGACCGTCGTAGGCCATCGCAAACTCGACGTCACGGTAGCGGGCGTAGACGCACCACTTACCTGTACTGTCCTTGTAGAGGATGCGCTGTCCTGCCAGCCAGTTCTGGACCTGCTGGGTGTTCACGCCTTTCAGCTTCTTGGCGAAGTCTGGGACCGTGATATTGGTGCGCTTGCCTACAGCCGTGCCTACTTCAGCAGCGGGCTTCATGGCCTCGTTCTGTAGACGCAGGGCTTCCTTCTGCTCCTCAAGCTCGGCGGCGAGACGGAGGGCCTCAGAGAAGTTGCGTGGCAGAGCAAAGGGACGCTGAGCCTGTTCCAGCTCATGCAGGCGGTCGATGACCTTGGCGCGGAGCGGGATGCTGTAGCCGGTCAGGAGGATTTCCACTTCACGGCGCTGGAGCAGGTAAACGACAGAGGGACGGCCCCCGGTAGAGTCCAGAACCTTTTGCTCAAAACTGAGCGAAAGCTCCTTCGCCATGTTCTCGATATCTCGGCGGACGTTGCGGTGTTCCTTCCCGGTCAGCTCAGCAATCTCACGGCTGCTCATGGTTACCGGAGTGGCGGTGATAGTGGTCAGGCTGGTCATTACTGAATCTCCTTGGTGATTTCTGCGATGAACTCTTCGTTGAAGTGGATGCCGAGGTGGACCCGCAGCTCGTCACGCAGACGGGCGACGTCCTTCACGGTCTCGATGTGCTTGAGGGAGATGCCTACGGAGGCGCGGGTGATGGCCTCCATCAGGCGCTGCTCGAACTCGCGGACGGCGTCATCGACGACCTTCCTGATGACTGCCTCCTGCAGGTGGGCCTGAAGCCCACGCGCAGCCAGCTCGACGAAGTCCAGGTTGTTCACGGAGGTCAGGCTCATCAGAAGCCCTCCCCGATCAGCTCATCGATCAGGCGATCCATGACCCAGTCCACCGCCTCGTTCAGCGAGAACTGCTGCTGGCCAGAGGCGACGAGGTGGTCGCGGTAGGCCTCGACGGCAGCGATGGTTTTCTCAACGCCGAACATGAAGAAGAACGGTGCGAAGGCCAGAGTCAGTGCTTGTTGTGCGTTCATATGGTCAATCCTCTCTGATGTGGTTATATCCCGGAAGCGGGACTATTAGGCAAAACAATACCCACTCCGAAGTACGGAGGTCAGGTCCAGGCTGCCTTTGGTGGGTAGTGGGGGCAGCTCCTTTATCTTGTCGCTGTCCAGTTGTTCGAGGATTTGTCCTCGGAACTCCTCAAGTACGTCGTGCTGGGTGTACAGCTCCATGAAGGCCACCCGGACGTACATGAAGAGGTTCTGCGTCCTGCTCGGCAGAGTGCCGAAGCTGTCGTGGATGAGCGCCCAGTTCTTGATGTCCGGTGCGCGGGCCACGGTCAGCATCAGGTGCGAGCTGTCGAGGCTGTGGACGTAGTTCGGGGCGATGCCCGAGGCTTGCTTGCGGGAGTCAGGGGTGTCGGTGTCCTTGTGGACGGTCAGGCGAATCCGACCGACTCCTGCGAAGGTGGTCTCGATGAGACGCTCGTCGGTCTTCATGTAGCCCTGCTCCACCAGGAAGCCGAGCGGAGTGCGCCAAGAGACCTTCTGGCCTTCCTTGGCAACCAGAGCAGCTGCCTTCTGCAGCCAGTCCATTGCCTCGGCGGCTTTCACCACGGTCTCGTTCACGCCTTCCCACAGCAGCTTGGCCATCAGGCCCATGGCTTGCCAGTCGCATCCGTGGAACGGGCTGGCTTCGCCGTGTTTCTCAAGGTCTGGTTTGACGATGTCCTCTTTCAGTTGGTCGCGGAAGCCGAACTCCTTCGAGCCATACGGGAAAGTCATCACTGCGCGCTTGGCAATCTTTCTCGACATCTTCCCGGTTGCGGGATCAATGCCGAAACGAAGCCACGCATGGGCTGCGATGATGTTCCAGTAGGTGTCGTAGACGGCTTGGGTTTCTGCATCACGTTTCACCACCTTGCCCTCTTCGTCGTACTGACGGTCGACCGCTTGGGCCAACCAGACGTCGAAGGGCAGTTCTGTCTTGTACTGGGGGTAAATAGCCCGACAGGCTTCCCGCGCCCGGTTTATTACCGCTTCCGGGGTCATTTGGGCGTAGTTGTCCCCTGCCAGTTGAATCAACCTCGCCTGTACCTTGTCGATGACGTCCTGGTAGATGTCCGCCGGCTTGTCTGACGGCAGCAGGTTGACCGACTTGCCGGTGACCTCGCAGCGCAGGGCCATGCCGAAGTTCTGGAGACCCGAGCAGGAGCCGTCCAGAGCCACAGGGATGCGCGAAACGTGGGCCAGCCCATGCTTGATATAGCCCTGCCATTCAAACGCAGCGGCGAGGGCCTGGAAGGGCTTGTCGGCGTCGCACCACTCGCGGTTGTCGAAGGGGTTGTCGGCGATGGCCAGCAGCATGTCGCTGTGCTGGTGGGTCCACAGGACGCGGTCGATGAACGGGACCTTGTCGACCCCGAACAGGTTGGCGATGTGGATGGCCAGCCAGTCAGCGGCTTGCTCGGTGCCCAGCTCCTCCCCTTCAGCGAACTCGATGAGCGCCTTGACGAAGTCCTCGCCCTGCGGAGACAGGGAGGTGACCGGGTAGACGCGACCACGGAAGTCCAGCTGGTACGGGAAGTAGATGGCCTCGAAGTCACGGTACTTGCGGGCGGTACGCATGATGCCCTGCACCTTGGCGCAGCGAGAGACCAGCTTCACGTTGGCCTGATGCACCGCATAGGCCTCCTTGCGGTAGGCCTCGCGTGCTTCTTCGTTGGTGTCGATGTCAGCCGGCTTCACAGGCAGCTCATAGGCCTCGTTGCGGGGCATACCGCCCAGCTCGGAGTTGGTCTGCAGGATCTGCTCGATGACCTCCAGGACTCGATGGTTGATGCGCCACGGGGTCGCCTGAATGCGGTTCACCGCCTCGTAGACCTGCGGCATGTTCATCTTCTCCAGACGACGGAAGTACCGCTTGGAGCGGGTCTTCACCAGCGTCAGCGGCTTCACTTCGTTGGTCAGGTAGCCGCCCACCAACGGGTGAGACCACGGGACCGGCGGGACGACCATGGGTTCGTAGATGGGGTCCAGCTCACTGAAGATGGTGTGCCCCTCCTTCACCCAGTTCACCAGCTCCATGGTCGGACGGACGATGTAGGCCCGCTCATGGGTGACCTTGCGGCCACGGGCAGAGTGCTTGTGTTCCAGCTCCAGGCTGATGATGCCCAGCTTCTCGACCGCAATCTCGATCAGCTTCACGCCGATGAGTTCGCAGTGGTCGCGGTTCTTGCTCTGGACGTCGAGGTTCTCCTTCTCTTGCAGGAAGCGCGCAGTGGCCTCCTTGCGGAACTGCTGGGTCTTGCGCTCGGTGGAACGCAGGATGCCGGTGTACAGCGCCTTGTTGTCCTTGCGCAGCTTGCGCATCTCGATCTCGGTGAGGATGGAACGACCGATGTACAGACCGAGGCTGGTCATCTTCAGGCGTGGGTTGCTCATGCGGCTGACGATTTCACGCAGGGCCATCCAAGCAGCTGTCCGAGAGTCGATCTGCTGCAGGTACTCGATGGCAGAGTGGCGACGGCCTCGCTTGGCCTTGGCCTCCTCCATGAAGGCATCGATGGCGTTGGCGAAGGTCTCGGTGTGGATCGACAGCAGACGCTGGCCATACGGGGTCTGTGCTTCGACTCCACGCAGGATGGCTGCATCCACTGCTCGCTGGTAACGCAGACGCCCTGCTTCCTGCATACCACGCTCCAGCTCTACCTGAATCTCTTCGGTGCCTTTGATACGGTCGGTCAT